CTATATTAGAAGAACAACAAGCATCAGGAACCGACGGCGGTGCATTTACAGCAGGCTCGTGGGTTACAAGAGTTCTTAACACAAAAGTTGTAGATGGTGATAGTATTGTTACATTGGGAGATGGCGGCAATGGTGCTAATGCAAATGAATTTATTTTAGATGTAGGCGGTTGGTTAATAGAATGGTCAGCACCAGCGGTTGGCGTTGACGGACATACTACTAGATTATATAATGTTACTGATAGTGCATTGATAGCAGATGGTTCGGCTGCATGGTCAGATACAGGTACATCTAATATTTCTTATAGTACTGGTAAAGTACATTATAATAATTTAGCGGCAGGCCCCCGAGTACTTAGAATTGAACATCAATGTGGAACATCTAATGCCGGTACAGGAGCATTGGGTAAAGCACTTAGCTTAGGTATAGAACGTTATACAACAGTTACTATATACAAAGAAGGATAAATAAATATATTATAATATAGGATAAACAATTATGGCAGCACTAGATTTTCCAGCATCATCGAGTAGTCCATGGACAGATCCAAATGGTAGCATTTGGGTATGGAATGGAACAGGATGGGCACAAAAAATACCTTATCCAGGTTCAGCAGCTGAAGTTTTAAATACTGTTGTACCTTCATTATCAGTACCAGGTGGACAAACAGGTAGTGATATCGGCGATGTAATTACATTAGATAGAGGAACTTGGCTTAATGCAGCTTCTTTTATTGATAATTGGGTTATGGCAGACGGAGTAGGTGTAGAAACTTCACTTACAGTAACTGGTGTTTCTTATACTAGATCTTCTGCAGACGCAGGCCAAACAATTTATTGTAAAGTTACAGCCGTTGGTGCATATGGTGGTACTTCGGCACCAGTACAAACTAACAATATGGGAAAAAGAAAATTAACATTTGCGGCAACTGGCGGTTTTCAAACTTGGACAGCACCCGCTGGTGTTTATACAGTAGATTTAAAAATATGGGGCGCCAGTGATAGACATGGTGAACGAGCATGGGGCGGATTTACTAAAGGTACATTAGCACTTAATCCAGGAGATCTCTTCCAGGTTGTAGTAGGAATGAATTCAGTAGAATTTGGCGGTGTATCTCACTCAGGTGGTGGATACCATGCAGGCGGAATGTCAGGTTTATTTACAGGACATGCTAGTATAACATATTCGTCAGGTACTGACCAGGCTCGAGCTATTATGATAGCAGGCGGCGGAGGCGGAAGTTCTAGTGTATGGCCAAATGGTGCTTGTGGCGGAGACGGTGGTGGAGATAATGGTTGGTATGGTTTTGGTAATCATGCTAATAATAGTGAATGTGGAAATTATCCAGATACTGACTGGTCTTGGACCAGCTCATGTTATGGTACACAAACAGGTGGTAACGGTAACGTTATGCAAGGTGGCGGACCAAGTCATTGCTCATGGTGGTATGGCGGCGGTGGCGGAGGCTATTTTGGTGGTTGCGGTGGTCAGTGCTCAGGTTCTTGTCATCAAGCAGGCGGCGGCGGTGGTTCGGGTTATATAGGTAATACTATACATCCACAACCCAGTGTTACTAACGCATTTACATATAAAGGAAGCGACATAGCACCTCAACAAGATGTAGATCATATAGTAGGTGTTGGTTCGCGACATGAAGGCGGTTTAGGTGACGGCCTCGTAATAATGTATTTTTAATAGGAGAATATAATGCCATTAGCAGGAACAGAACTTCAAATTTGGGAACTAGATCAAAAATATGGTGCTCTCAAAGAACGATTAGAGAGAATGAATATTTTTTGGTCAGCTCGACCTACTAATTGGGACCAAGTTAGAAATAATCGTAATGCATTATTAGCAGAAAGCGATTGGACACAATTAGTAGATGCCCAAGCTTCTCTTACAGAAGAACAAAAACAAGAATGGAATACTTATAGACAAGCACTCCGCGACATGCCATCAACATATGCAGATATAGAACATGTTGCATTAATTAATTGGCCAGCAGATCCAACAGTACAAAATGATGGGCCAGATTCAGGCGGAACACCTCCCCCAGGTGAAGGACCAGCAGACGGTAGTACGGGTCAAAGCGAACCTATATAAGTTTTAAATCATGCCAACATATCGAGTATCCGAGTTACGGGATTGTCGTGCCAAATATAAATTAGATTTAGGTATAGATATAAATGCTCCTTCTCATTGGGGTAATTATGAAGAAGCACACAATCCTACACAACAACAATTGATGGCAGCTCATAAAGAAGGCCGAGTTGCTCCTGATAGTTATTTTGAAAAACAAGCACAAGATGAAGCAGTGGGTAGGATAGAAGAAGAAACACAATTTAAATTATCTAAAACCGATACCAAATCTATGTTTGCCAAGATGAAACAACTTCGTAAAGAGCGTATGCCCATTTGTAAAGCGTGTGAAAATTATAGACCTTTACTTAAACAATGTGGACTTTGCCAATGTATAATGCCAGTTAAAACATCCTTTGAGTTTTTTCATTGTCCTATAGACAAATGGTAAGTTACTTTACTAATTCTTTAGCAAAATTACGCATAATAATAGAATCTTTTGAATTGTCGTATATAGTACGAATTTTATCACAATATTCTCTGTTTAATAAAATATATTTTGCGCCATAATGTAAAGGTTTAGGCACACAATCTAAACTACACCAGCAATAACCACCTGTTTCTTCATTTAATCTTGGATGAAATTCTGTAGGAACAGTGGCAACATACGTATGATATATAAACGTTTCGTCCTTACTTGTAAAAGTATGTAAAGGATATATTTTACCTATCATTGGTACAAATCCAACTTCTTCTTCTATTTCTCGTAATAATACATCTATTGGTTGTTCGCCTTCTTCTGATTTACCACCCCAAAATGCCCAAGTCTTTGGATGATTACTTGTTGTTGACCTTAACTGTAAACAAATATTTCCAGTTGTATTACTAAGAAAAAAGCATCCACTTGCATGTATCATATATAAATTCTCCAAAAGCCGCCTCTATAAATTCCTTCATATGAATCGATCCATTCTGCACCAGTCCATTCGAATTGTTTACTTGTAGTACTGTTTATAACATATTGTGTTGTACTTGTAACACTAGAATCAAAAGATACTACCCAAACACTACCGTTAAATTCTATAATATCATTTGCATTACCTGTTGCTGTACCCCATGTTCCGCCGCTAGGCACATGATCTAATATTAAATATCTTTGTCCAGTTGCCGCCGCCGGTAAATTAGTGCCTGGACCACTTGTTGTGGGATTTATTATGGCATTAACAGGACTTAATGTGCTACCAGGAAGGGTGTCTGTATCTAATGTAACAATTAATTTATTAGTTACAGTTGGATGATATTCTATAGTACCTATAACATCATTTAATACTTGGCTTGGATCAGCATCTCGTTTAAATCTAATTTGAGATATACCAGGACGTACCTTTCCGAAATCATCTAAATAATCCGTCCAAGATAAAGTGTCTCCAGCAGTATTTGTTTCTGCTCCGCTACTATATATTAAAGTAGCTTCATTATTTAAAAATTTAACTTGATTATTTGTAAGAGTTGTAATTACAAATTGTGTAGGTGCATTTGCAATAGTATTTCCTAATCTAAAAGAATCCAATTCTGCATCAGTCATTTCTTGTAGTTTAGATATAATTGTATGTATAATTGTTTGTCTATGAACTTTTGCTGGAGGATTAAGCCATATAGGTGTTAAAAATTGTAATGTTGCAACATCGATTATATCGTCAACTCCTGCTGGAATTTGCCTAATTGACCAATTTATATTTGTCATTTCTGTATATGTTAATGCAGACCAATCAAATTCATTATCACTAGTCATGATATTTAATGAAGGATTAAACAAAACTAAAAGTTGTTCTATAATTTGTAATTTTTGATCTGTATTAGATGACCATATGTCAACATTAAATGTTAAATTATAAGGTACAGGCATGTGTCTTTCAATGGTATATGTGTTTCCTATTTCATCTTTATACGTACCAGTATCATCATCAAATGCTTTTTCATAAACTTCTACTTTTTCTACATGTGTTGGATTTTGCCGTCTCTCAGGAGTAAATGCTAGATCTTGTATATATATAGACATCATTGGCGTTACATTTACCATGTTTTCGGAATTTTGTTTCATAACATGTGCTGCCATGCGTGATGCATCGCCATATCTAACAGGTATATTTTGATATAAATCATTACCTGCATCATCTTTTCCCATCTTTACAGAAAATTCACTAAACAATCTTATAAATTGTAAAATGTATCTGCGTATTTGTTCATCATAAAAATATAGCATTATACGTCACTCTTTGGTTTAATAACTTTACTTAAAGGTTGTCTTTCATTAAATTCTTCACTATCAATAACTGCTGTATTTGCATCATTAATAAAACCTTCTGCATTATATGTGCGTTGGCTCCAAGTTTTTGTGCCTGGTATATTATCATATAACCTATGCCATTTTATTCCGCGTCTAACAAATAATCTATGGGGACTAAAATCATTTCTGACAAAATAGTCACCTTCATGTGCCATTGAAGGAAATGCTATTCCGCTAGGTATAGTTTCTCCCATATATTCATCATATGATGCTGGAGTAGATGCCGATTCATAATTAAACAAATGTTCAGTTAAAGGTATACCTGTTGGATTATCATCTTCTGCTGATTCTACAATTGCTTCCGAAATATCAAATTCTATTGGAGCAGTAGATATATCTGCTGCCAATGAATCTGGATCAGCAGCTGGTGAACCATCTGGACCTGCTTGACTAAATCCAATAATATCTTTGTATTCTTGACTGTCTGTTAATGGTGAAGCTTTAACACGCCAAATATGTGGAAACCATGTTGGTGAAAATCCTTCTGCTCCACGTGATGCATCTTGTACAACATAAAACTTATTAATTGCATCTGCATTTGGATCTAATAATAAGTCATCTCTTAAATGAGGTAGTTCAAATACATCTCCCGGCATTAATCTACGACCAAGTTTTTCTACCATATCATTAATATGGAAAGATATAAAAAGAACATCATTGCTTAAAAATAAGCCAAATTGTGTTAAATCAAAGTCGTTATCGCCAACATTGTATACACCACGAAGTTCGTAAATGTCTTGATCATATTTACGATCTCTTGTTTCAAGAAACAATAAGTCTTGTATATCTATTTCTGTAGATCCACCACTAGCCGTATAATTAGGTTTAGACGGATCATCTGTAGCACCTTGTTCTTCTGGTCCTAGATACTTATGTACTAAAAATGCTGTACCGCCCACAAGAAACTGTTCGCGAATAGTATTGTCTATAAAATTAAAATCATTAGACTTGTGTTCTCGCCACAATGATAGTCTTGGCATATTGTTTTACCTCTTATACATATTTATCTTGACAGATCATTAAAAATTTATTATTATAGTACTATATAATATATTATGATGATATATAGTAATTATGAGTCCTAAAGTGCTTGGAATAACAATTCCGAAGAAAAAACGGAGAACAAGTAAGTTACAACACCTTGCTTATACCGGTGAAGAACCCGATTGGGTGGTGTTTATGCAATCTAATCCCAATACAGAAGCAATATATCGTGAACGGACTAGAAGTTATGATTGGTATAACTATTATCATAAAAGTAGCTCGTTATTTCGTGATATAGAAAAATGGTTAGTAGATAACAAATATACAACGGATGATATTGAAGCATGGAAAGCAGCCGAAGCATGGCGTACTACAATGACAGTGGCATCTTCTTGTAAATTACTTAATAATGGAATGCCTGATATTATAATAAGTCCGTATAACAAAGAAGTAGAACCTAAACCCATAAGTGACCATATAAAAAAATCACTTAAAGAAGTAATAGAAATAGGATATAAGCATTTAGAAGAAAAAGTAGAAGAAGTAAAAGACTCAAAGGAGAAAGTAGTAGTGTCTATTCAAGAAAGAATGAGGGAAATATCTGCTTTTATGATAGAAGATATAGAATCTAGTGTTGATACATTTCATAATGATATGATAAAATTTAACTTAAAAGAATTTGAACCTATTACAATATTACGTCAAAAAGATGCAAAAGCAAATCATGCAAGAATAATAAAAACTTGGTATCAATCAGATGGTGCTGATTATGAATATCTCGTACATCCTGACAAGAATAAAAACAACGATCAAGATCAACTAGATGAAGCGTATGGTCATTTAACAAAAACAGAAAAAAAGAAGGCAAATGACATTTATAAAAAAATAATAAGTGCATGTGATATTGTTATCAACGAGCAAAAAGTTAGACGTAAGCCGCGGGCAGTTAAAGCAAAACGAGCAGACGATGTTATTAAAAAACTTAAATTTCAGATAAGTGATGTTTCATACGGAATAACATCTGTTCCTCCTGTAGAAATAGTTGGTTCTGTTTTAACTGTTATTTTTAATACAAAAACTCGTAAAATAGGATTATATGTTGCAGAAGATTCTAGTGGATTGTCGGTTAAAGGAACAACAATATATGGTTATAATGAAGAAACATCTGTACAAAAAACTTTACGTAAACCAAAAGATCAGTTAAAATTATTTAATGTTGCTAAAACAAAACTAGTAAAAGAGTTTGAATCTTTAAAAACAGCAGATACTAAATTGAATGGTAGAACGAACGATAGTTGCATTATACTTAGGTGTTTCAAATAAATACAACTATAGGAGTATAATATATGGCAGCTAGAGACGATTTAACAAAAGAGATAGAACTTAGGTTAGGCGGAGGAATGGTTGATGTTGAACTAGATCCTGAGCATTATAATCTAGCAATAACTAAAAGTTTGGAAAAATATAGACAACGAAGTGAAAATGCTGTTGAAGAAAGTTTTCTTGTTCTACAATTGAAACTTGATTTAAATGAATATACATTACCTTCAGAAGTTATAGAAGTAAGACAACTTTATCGTAGAGCAGGAACAAGTATATCTAGTGGAATTGATATTGAACCATTTGAAGCTGCATATTTAAACACATATTTACTACATAGTGGTCGCGCAGGAGGCATGGGTGTATATGATGCTCTTGCACAACATGTAGAAACACTTGGTAGATTATTTGGTGCATATTATAATTTTACATGGAATACAGTTTCTAAAAAATTAACTATCCATAGAAAAATTAAAGCAATAGATGATGTTATACTCCATGTATATAATTTTAGGCCAGAGGATAATTTGTTAATAGATGAATATGCTAGACCATGGCTTAAAGACTACGCATTAGCACAATCAAAATTAATGCTTTCAGAAGCAAGAGGTAAATTTGCTCAAATTGCAGGCCCCCAAGGTGGTACAACATTAAATGCTGAAACATTAAGAACAGACGCCCAAGCAGAAATAGACAGACTTGAACAAGAACTAACACTTTACAGCGAGGGTGGCACACCAGCAACGTTTGTTATAGGATAATATGATTATAGGCCTTTGTGGATTTGCAGGCTCGGGAAAAGGAACTCTTGCCGATATTTTGGTAGAGAACCACGGTTTCCGTAAAATCAGTTTTGCAACTAAATTAAAAGATACAGCATCTATTATGTTCGGCTGGGATCGCGATCTATTGGAAGGTATTACAGATGAAAGCCGTGCATGGCGAGAAGAAGTAGACGAATATTGGAGTAATGAGTTAGAACAAGAAATTACACCTCGTATAATGTTACAATTGTTTGGTACAGATTGTGTACGTAAAAACTTACACAATAATATTTGGGTTAGTATAGTTAAAAAAACATTAATAGATAATCCAGATGTAAATTGGATAATACCAGATGTTAGATTTCCTAATGAAGTAGATGTTATACAACAGGAGTTAAATAGTTCAGTATGGTGGATTCGACGAGGAGAATTACCAGATTGGTATCGTACTGCCGCAATAGATAACGAAACAGATACGAAGTATATGATAATTAATCATCCAGAAGTACATGAAAGCGAATATAAATGGATCAATACTCAATTTGATAATGTAATTGAAAATAATTCTTCTATAAAGGAATTGGGATATGTTGTTGCCCTGTTAATGCATAGGTAATATTATGGTAGATACAATTCATCAACTAACATTATATATAAATGACGCATGTTCTAAGGGTTGTTCCTTTTGTTTTATACCAGATGAAGTAAAAGCAATAGATCGTGAAATGGATATACCTATGCTTGAACGTCTAATAGACGAAGTTGGTGCAACTCATTTTCAAATACAAGGCGGCGAACCTACAGAACATTCACAATTTAAAGAAATTATGCACATGTTTGCAGAAAAAAATGTTACATTTCATATGTTATCTGCTCTCCTTTTTAGTGAATCAATGTGTGATACTATAATACATCATATTAATGCAGGTACTTGTTTAGCAATTCATCCAAATTGTGCCGAACTAGATGAAGTTTGGGGGAAAGAAGATAAAACCAGATTAGAACGATGGAAAAGAAATTATTTACGTATATATGAAGCAATGTTTAAACGAACAAGTGGGTATTATCAATTTAGGGGAGATGTTACACAGTGGGCGCATAATAATTTATCTCTTTGTTATACTATTCCTCAAGATTTACGAAAAAATAAATCAAAAAATTGTGTAGAATATTTAGATTGGTTACGGAGTGAAATACCTGATCAATTTCATATGATAAGAATAGGGTTAGATTTAAGCGGCACATATCTTTTACATAATTATGAAGTAGGAGATATATTAGATAGTATTCATGAACTTGCTCAAAGAAAAAACTTTGGATTTTTTATGGATTGTCAAGTACCTCATTGTATTAATAAACCGGGTGATGCCAGACCATGGCATGATGATCAAACAGGAATGCAAGGTTGTATTACGTGTACAGATTCCAAAGGAATAGAAGTTATGCCAGACGGTTCCGTTGTCCATTGTTTTCAATCACAAGGTGAAATAGGTATGCCTAATGTTATACCTAATATATTTGATTTTGATTATGCAGAAGGTGACAAATGGCCACAGCTTCGTGCAGAACATACTCGTAGGTATGTAGAAACTTATGATAAAATAGGTGCACCTGAAACATGTCAACAATGCCCTCACTTTCAAGTTGATTGTAATGGATTATGTATGGGATGTTTAGCACAACAACATGACACCGATAAAGTAAATAGAATTGAAGTAACTATTGCATGAAAGAACAAATAGAACAAATAAAACATATTATACATAAAGATTGGGCAGAATCTATATGGACTGTACCTGGATTATTTACACATGACGAAGGGTATTATAATATGTATGATATTGTTAAAGAACGATTTAATTTTCATATTCCAATGGAAGTATATGGTTCTTTACCTGTATTATGGCATGG